CGTACATCTGAAGCATGTCCTGTTCACCTTTCATATAAATATACGCTTCATACAGCGAACCGTAAAGCAAGGCGTTAGGAGCGTTGTCACTAAGCCATGTGGTGCCGCCGTCCGCTCCTGCGGTCAAAGATGCCGGGCGATAATAGTAATGAAGCTCACAGGTATAATTACTGTCCGGAGTTGGAGCTACGATAAAGTTGCTCACATCGAAAAAGGCGTAATATTTTGGAGTTCCAGTAGATGAATCGTTTGGATGATACTCCTGTAGGAAGTTCACATCCTTCTGCAACAAGAATTCTTTTGAACTGCTATTGGTGATAGACAAGGAAAAAGATGCAAGATAATCAGACGGAACAGACAAATAAGGATCATTCTGCGTCAAAGAACTGGTCGCGTTTTTACGAAAAACCTCAAGGTCCACTAACTTGAATATGCGATCTTCGGCAGCGCGAATAAATGTCGGCAGATTAGTCACAAAGGACGTTTCTGTGTTCTCCGTGTAGTCCTGGATTGCTGTTTTCAACTGCGCGTAGGTAAAAGCCATCAAGCAATCCTTACAATTGCGCTACTTGCGTCCGCTGTCGGGAAGGTGATTGTGAAGCTTGAGCTACTGGACGCTTGATCAGACCCAAAGTCAAACACTGCAACAGCTTTGTTCGAGTCACTACTGTTGTAAATTAAACAACCCCGCGCTGTAATCGTTGAGCTTGAGAAGGTCACATCGTTAAAATCCACAAACGCTGTTGTCCCACTTGTTGTCGGGGCCACTGCCGTCAGGGTAGCTCCACCCGCACTATAACCAGTTCCACTCACCTCGTTACTGGTTGTGTACGCCGTGGTGGTTGCGTCAAGACTTGCGCTGCTTGTGTACAATGCAACCTTAAAAGTGTCTCCTCCACCCGCGAAGTTATGAACACCCTCAAGAAGCTCTTTCTTGAAACTCGTGCAGACTGCTGTTGTTATAGCCATATCAAATATTCCTACACTATCGTTATGTTCCCGACCATACTGCTATGGTTAGTGCATTGATACACCAAAGATGTGTCGCTTGGCTCATGTGGAACGATAAACTGAGTCAGCCCAGTTGTTGAGTTGTAGTTCTCAGTCACGCCTGTTGTAAAGGCAGAGCCACCATTAGATGTTCTAATCTGCAAAGGATGGCTGCTCACGTTGGCAGTGTTGTCAATCAGGTAAGTATGACCCTTATAAAAAGTAAAATTTGGGTTGTTACCTGAAGTAGCTCCCGGACCAGTAAACGTGTAGGCCGAGCTTCCGCTAGTGCCAGCAGTGTACTTTGTCACTGGCCCTGTGGTCTCATCATTCAACCTTATCCAGACACCGCCATGAGCGAAATAAAGGCCGCCCGTAGCGTGAACATGAGCCACCGCCCCATGATAGGTTGATGCACTGGGCAAATCACTTAGATTGGCATAGTAAAATACGATCTTGTTGGCACCAGAGCTAACATCAAAAAGCCCATTGGCATCTATGATGTCAGTCAACACGCTGGAACTGTTCCCCAGCGCAGCGTAAATTTCGTTGAAATTATCGTTTATCTTGTCAGCGCCAGCACGGAGAGTGTCTCCGGTGCCATCATTGGCGCTCGACCCTATTCCTACTGCCTGCTTTGCCATTTAACCCTCGTCAAAAGTCTTGTTGCTAGAATCAAGTGTAATACTTGTTGAGTCAAAGGTCGATGCCACGGATGCGCTTACAGACAAGGAACCAAGACTAATAGTTGCAGAAACACCCGTTAGCGTCACCGTGATTGGCTGAACGGGAACCGCTCCTGAAATCGATATGCTGCCAAGCTCTACTCTAGCAAAAGGAAGGGGAATAAACTCTATCGATATCAGATCAAACGCTGGAAACCGAACTGTTACGGGGGCTATAGTCGAGCGAGGCCGAGGATCATGCAATGCTTGAGGATCCGGCCCCACACTAATCGGCTCTAGCTGTGGGTGCTTTGGCTCAAACTCATCAGGACCAACCTTAGAGCCGTTCCACTCCGTCACCATTTCTCGCAAACGATAACGAAACCCGGATCGATCCGAATAACCCCAGGCATCTTTTCCTGAAGCAAAACGTGCCATTAATTAACCCTCAAATACTGCATACTAGGCTGTAGTTTCAAAGCTACACGATCCTCATCCTCGTCTGCCGCACGTTGGAATTCTTCTTCATACACCGCCTTCAAAAGCTGCACCCTATCAGGTGCCTTCTTCATCGCGGTATAGTATGCAAGGCCAGCAACCATGCATGGCAAAAAACGAAACGGTGCATCTGTGGTGTTTACCAAGGCATCCGCATCTTCGATACGTTGGACATAGTAATACACAATGCTGTCGCTAGAACTGTCAGGTGTGGGCCAGAGTATGATTTCTGGTGTGGTCTGTCGGCTGTAATAATACTGACTTGGACGCCCTGTCTGTGACTTATTAGGAAGATACAGGTATTCGCTTCTGGACATGCGGTCTAGCTGATAGTCTACGCTGCTGCGCCGTAGCACAACCTCTAGCAAATCAGTGTATGTGGTATTGAAAGCATACGTCGCTGTGCCAGAAGTAAGAGATTGCGTTGCTTGCTTTACTGTCCAGAGATTCAGGCCACGATTAGCCCAGTCAGCGAACATCAGGTTCAAGGAACGTCGAGCCGTGCGCGCATCGTAACCAGTGCGAATCTCAAGGCCGCACCGTTCGTATGCCTCTTCTATGATCTCAGCAACGTCGAGATCAAAGTCCCTTGAACCTGATGTAGTCATTTTTTATCTCCCGCATACAGATTATCGAAAATCTGATTTACGTCCAAAGTGTAGTCCAGGTCAGACTTGGAATAATGAACATGCTGCGAAGGTCTGAAGTCAGGAGCACCTGACCCTGTTTCGAACCATGCCGGGTGTGTCACCCGTACTCTGTTATTAGGCAGAGCGATTATATTCCCTGTCCATTTTCCTGCATCCAACAACTCTAGCACATGACTTTGTTTGTGTTGGGCAGGATCGTCAGCTACCTCACTTTCAGTGTAATCCACTGTGAAATAGTATTTTGCTGGGTACATTTCCCCGTCTACTTTTGCCAGCCAAGGACACGGTTGTGCCCTGTCTAACACGTAGACTGCATGAGTATGAGACATGCAGTCCCAAGGTTGAGCGTAATGAACCGGCATCGGTTCAGGCCACTCGTCTAGCGGTGTATCACCAACTAATGCTGTTATGGGCATTCTTGCCCACATTGCGCCTCCATGGACGTTGTCTTCACCGGTGTCGTCCACCTCACACCCAGTGAAGATTGTTTGAAAACTCAAGCAGCGATTTGGCATCGCTGTGACGGCTATAGCCATCGCGTGAAGAAAGTCCCCGTGGTGGTCGTCATGATTGCAGGTATACTCTCTTCGCACCCAGCACTTGAAGTGCGGGATGTTACTCTGAAGAAATGCCACGTTTTACCTGCTCCTGCTTGCTCCGCCACGACGCATCTTTTTAACGCCACCACGAGCCATGCCTTTTTTCTTCATGGCACCGCCACGAGCGTAGCCTTTTTTCTTCATGGCACCGCCTGCTTTGCGCTTGGTAACTCCGCCGCGCTTCATACCTTTTTTCTTTATGGTGCCGCCCACTTTCTTCTTAGCGACTCCACCGCGCTTCATGCCTTTCTTCTTCATAGCACCGCCACGAGCCATGCCTTTCTTCTTCTTCTTCATCGCCATGATAGACCTCCTTTAGCGATTTCTGGTGGGCATCTGTCCGGCACCCGCCATTTCTTTACGAGGCGAACAAAGCATGCCGCCTTTCTTAAAACCTGGAACTCCTCGGCCTTTCAGAATATCGGCCTTAGTAACCTTGCCATCTTTGTTAAGGTCTGGAAATTTTTTAGCCACGTTTCTTTCTCCTTAAAGATTTCACACGACGCGGCTTACCAGCCGGTTGTCCTATGCGCTTCTTCTGACTAATCCTACTACGCTTTTCCTTGGCAGTCATCTCTGATGCTGTTTTGGGGGTTTTAGACGAAATCCTCTTAGTGGGGCGACAATATGGAGTACCCCGTTTTTCACCTTTGCGACGCCCACACGGCTTACCAGTCCTCTGGTCCGTCCATTTTTCTTTGAACCATCTTTTAAGCGCAAGACCACTTTTTGTTTTCCTAACTGCCATCGTTTAACTTACCTCTGCTGAAAGTATAGCCAAATAAGAAACCCTATACCGCTTGCGACTATGAGTAAAAAGATTATGACACTGATAACTTCTACAAACTTACGGCGGCGCTCACGTTGTCGATACAGCGTTTCCTGTCTTTGTTTTCTAATCCTTCCTTCCATACGGACAAGTTCTTCCCAGTGAGACCTGCCCATTGTAAGCCCGATCCAGTTCTGTAACTCTTGACGCTGTTTCTGTGCTTTCTTTTTTGCTGCAAATACTTCAATAGCCTCCTGCTCGACGGTCTTGCCGCCGAACAGCTTCTTAAATATAGGAGGATTCTTGGCTTCTTTTTCTGCTTGATCAAGGTCTGATAACGCACCCATCCATCTGGACAAATCAGATGCCATTGCTTCTATATCGCGACCAATAGAGAAACCCTTTTTTATCGCGCTAAAGGCCGCTGAAGCAGTCGCCATTGCAGATACTGGATCCATCAGTATACCTTTGTGTCCTTATCTACCATGACCGGCAAACAGTAAGATGTGATTTTCTGCCCTTGCTTGTGCAATCGCTGTGAAAAGTACACGCAGTCATCGATGCTACGGAAATGCATGTCATTACTAACAAGCTTACGTTCCTCACCCACACCAACAAACACGAATAACAGAAACACATGGATCAAGATTGCGTGACCACGCCCTTGGTTCGTTTGCGTCGACCATTCATGACAGCGCCGCAACCACGGGCCACCGCAGTTCCCTTTATTGATTTTCCTCGAAAAGGTCTCTTTGATTTCTGTTCTGTAATCTCGATCCCGCCGTCAGCGCGCTTGCTTTTTTTCTTTTTGCCGCCGGTGCCGTAGTTAGCAGCGCCGACTTTTCTGCATTTCGCAATAGCCCCACTAGCGTACGCCGACGGGAAAACGCGATATCTCGCTTTAACTTTGTGATAGCATGCATCTTTAGGCATTCTTTCGTTTCCTTCTACCAGCGCAATGCGCTCTCTCGCTGAAACCACGAGGGCGCTTGCAGTTCACTTTCGACTTGCGAGACTTGCTCCATTTCCGTTTCTGCGGAGGACTGGATATTTGTTTCCGCATCGATCCACGCGAGATTGCCATCGCCATTTCTCCTGATAAAGTCTTCCCACAACGGCGTTAACATAGCGTTGTTAGAATCAACTTTTGCTGCAATCACCGCCGTGCGCTTGTCCACCTCTATGAGGGTTGTAAGGATCCAAACCACAAGAGAAAGAGCCACGCCGCCAACACCAATAACAAGGGCTTTAGCCAAGGTTTTTTCATCTAGCATTTCCACCTCCGTCTTGCCTGACGAAGTCTGCTATTAGGATTCTTTGCAGCTTTTGGGAACTTCTTCATTTGACCAGCACTTCTAGCGCAAAAAGACTTACGCCGCTTTGCGTCTTTGCTGCCCTTTTTTACTTTGCCCGTGACCGCAGTTTTTAACTTCGAGCCTGGATTTGCTCTACGATACGCAGCCACGCCAGCTTTAGTCATTCCCGCCCCAGCTTTTGTGGGGCGGAAATTTTTCTTGTTTCTAGGCGGCATCTTGCTGGGTTTACGTGCCATGACGCTACCCAAAAAATGCGGTTATCGAATCAATGTTCGTCAGCGTTACGTGACAGCCGTCTTCGAAAATTATTCCATGATCTGGAATAGTGATCTGAGTGTCATCCCCTGCCACGAAAGTCATGGTCAGGAGAGTCGTACCAGATCCGCCGCCACTCCTAAACACAGCAGCGGGGCTTCCACTGCTTGCGCTTCTGACGACAAACGACTTGAGTCTATTCCTGCCGCCAATCAAGCTGCCTGTCGCGGTAGCTGTTTTAGCAATAATGGAGCTTGCCATCGCAACCTCCTATTAGCTATCAGCGAACGGTGTAACAGCCTCACCAGAACCGAGAAGCATACCCTGAACTAGGTAGACATTATCTTCGATTGCAGTGATTTCGATATACGAACCCTTGTCGCCACCAGTGGTAGTGCCGTTCATCGAGATAACATCATTCGACGCAGCCGGAGCATAAGTCTCCGTCAGACCGTTGTCCTCCATGACAGAAAGCGAACCAACAAACTTGTCTGTGCCGTCAGTTTTGATATCACAGTCAGAGCAGTCGGTGCCTACAAAAAACGTATAACGAGCGCCGAGAGTATCAGTTGAAATAGTCGGAAGAGTAATCGCACCGTCTGCATCATTCACTTTAATGATACGTCCGACATGATCGTCATAGGTAAGAGTGGTCTCTGCGGTGATGTTAACCATCGCATTAGCACCCTGTGCGGTGAAACCGCGCTGGGACCGGACTGGACCCGAGAAGGTTGTTTTTGCCATGTTGTACTCCTGTCTTGGCAAGTGTCAGACCTACAACAGGTCTGTCAGGTACTAGAGTATACTACCCGAAAAAAACGG